TAGCTCGATATATGAGTTATCCAAATTTGATTGGATATTATTAGGTCGTATTGAGCCTGTATCACCAGCCAAAATAGACCATGTCTTCCAGCCTGTTCCAGCTTGCTTTTTGATCCATTTATAAGCACCATTTTTGGCCGTGGTATCAATGTAGGTCACACCGATATCAGCATTTAAGTTATAAGGAAAGCCTTGGCCTTTTAATTCGGTACTGCTTCCAGCTCCGATAGAGCGTTTAAGTTCCTCAAGATCGTTTTTGCTTGCAAGACGGCTCGTTTGGTTTTGTAGCCCAGCGAAAGTTGGAAATAAACTGTATGCTTTGTTTAATGACAACAGATTTTTTTGACCTTTATCAAGATTGTAAATATCTTTCCCGATTAGTTTGATGGTTTCTTTTAATTTGTCCATTTTTCACCTCCTTAGAGGTTGTTTTTGGCGTTATTATAAACTTGTACGAAGTCAGTATTTTCTAGGTCAGTAAATTTTTGTCCCAATTCCGTCATTTTAGACACAATCGCTTGATCTGCAGATCCTGCACCGTTGGCGATACGGTCTGCGATTTCTTTAAGCGTGTCGAGTTCTTCTGGCACTCCTTCGCCCAGAATGGCCGTTTTGACCCCTTGAATGGCTGTGTCTAATTGTTGTTGGGTGATTCCACCTTGCCCGATTTCTGACTTGTCAGCCTTGTTGGCGAGCGTAGTCTTGATTTCCTTGACATCAGCACCTACAGCTTGTGCAAATTGTTCGAGTTTTTGTGTGTTTAGTGTCATTCATTTCTCCTTTAAATTTTAGCTAAGTTATAGAGTACGGTTAGATCTGGCAGTTCTTCCGCTTGTGGACCGTTTGGATGCTCTGCAATGTACTTGTCGATTTCAGTCTTGACATCGTTTCTTACAAGCGAAAGAACTTCCACGCTTGTAAAATCGTCCGCTGATTTGGTAATGTCCAAGCGTGTCGAGCGATCACTTGGGAAGATATAGCCGTCACAAACGACTTCGACCAGATAAGATCCAATCGGTAGGGCTTTCCCGATTTTAAAAGTAACTTTGGATTTGTCTACCGTACTCTCAAATGTAGCCTTTCCTTTTTGATTAAAGATCCGGATTGTAGCATTTTTGCCGTTTAGATCACTAATAGGGCGCATTTGCTCATCCAGTAGCTCATATCCAAAAAGTGAGGCAGAGTCGCCTTGCTTGACGACTGCTCCACCTTCAAATTGCTTTAGATTGGTAGAATTAATACGCATGGTTCACCTCCTTTAAGCGAATGAACCAAAGCTATTAATTCTCCGTCCATTCTCCGATTGTCCGACTGCGACATATCTTCGATTGCCAGATCCTGCGATATACGTGATCCAAATATAACCATCATTATCTAACCAACCGTCATAGTTGATAGTTTGGCCAGCGGTATACACTGCTACAATCTCGCCAGCAAGCCCAGCAGAAGACCGTACATTGAGCGCTGACACTTCAACGGTAAATGTACCCACTTCTTCATTGAACTCGCTAGAATTCACTGTAAGAGGCTCTGACGGTTCAATAGTATTTACTTGCGCTGATTGTCCATCAACTGGGAAATAGAACCAGCCTACAATACCGTTAAAATCACGGGTGTTATATCGTGCTGGGCCACCGACATATAGGCTGTCAGCATTTCCATCAATGTTTTGCTCAATAGTGCGCATGGTATATCCGTCACTGTCTTCGATGACTAACCCTGTATGGCCATACGGATGACCGTAGATGTAAGTGGTATCCATAACAAATACCGCACCAGCTCGTGGCTTGCTGTCCAGATTGCCCTCTTGGTTGTATTCCACCTCGTAGCCTAAATCACGGGCAGAATTGAGAAGATCTATGGCATTGCCCCAAAGCGCACGTCCGAAGAAATTGATAGAAATAGAGTTAGGCAAGTCCACACACTGGGTCCCGTATACTCCATCTGCATCAGCTCCCACCCCTTGGTTTGCCAGGCTTTCTGCATATCCTAAAATATCATTTAAAGTAGCCATTTACTGCTCCTTTCCAAATTCAAAGGCGACTACCCAAAAATAGATAGTCGCTAGTAAGAATAGTTTAATCTTGGTTAGGTTCTTCATAACCTAACGCACGTTCTGAATCGCTTAGTCCAGCGGTTGTAGGATCATTGACCACTCCGACCAAAACGAAGAACGCAAATAGTACATTGATAAATACAAGGACTTTATCAATCGTTTGGCCAAATTCCAATTTGATACCAAAGATGTCAGCGAACGCTTGGAAAAGCAATGCCAAAGCTGGCACAAGAGTAAGCCAAAAGTTTTTATTTTTAAGTCGTACTGACCAGTTAATTTTCATAATTTTACCTCTTATTAATTATTTTTGTTTTGAATTAATGCTTTAAGTTCCTTCATATCTTCGCTCAAGGCTTTGACCTGCTCTGCGAGGATCAATAGAGACTTATTCTGTTCATCGTGGTTATCAAGTCGTCTCACTGCTGTCAGACGAAAGTCACGCATGCTTTCAATGTCTTTTTCGATCACAACCATGCGTTTCTCTTGTGCCACGACACTTCCTTTAAAATTTCCGTAAATTCCAAGCAGGATACCAACAAAACCTACCATCATGCTGACATCCTCTGGTGTAAAGTGGATCATAGATCACGTCCCTTTCTGATTAAAGTACTGGTTGTGGTGTGGCGGCAGCTACTGGTTGAGTTTCAAGGTCACCAGAAGGTTGTCCTGACTTTTCTTCCTTCTCTTCTTTTGGCTTCGTCCACTTCCAGATGCCAATTTTACCATTTTGATAAAGGTTGTTTAATTGATCCAAAGTTTCGCCTTGATAAGTAAATGGTTCGGTCACTTGGATCATGACACGCTTACCTTCTCCAAACGCTTCTGTGTGGTTTGGATCTTCAACAGTAAAGATTTCTTGTGGTTGATATGTTTTACCAACTTGTCCAAGATCTACTAACTCAAGTCCACGCTTAAAGATTGTAGGATCCATCGGATTGTCAATATCTGTTACACGAGCTAAAAGATTCCAATCAGCAACGTCCTTGATCTTCTGGATTTGGTTTGCTTTTTCTTCGTTATCCTTGGTGAGAGCTTGGATTTTGGCAATAGCGTCTTTGTTAGCTTCTACAGCCTTATCAAGTTCTTTCTTGATAGTTACGACCGCCCCAGATGTGTCAAGCTCCATACGGACGATGTTCAACACTGCTTCAACCAATGTCGCATCATCTTCGGTCATGCGGTTTGTTGGTAAAATTTCCTCAAATACGCGATAAGGAAAGTCTTGCTTGATTGCTACCTTGGTAGTGTTAGCTACTGCATCGTATGATTTAAACTGTAATTTGTAATCCATTATTTATTTACCTCGTTTTTAGTTTTGATTTCGTTGAAAAGGTCCATCAAATCCTTATCTGATTCTAGGACAGAGCGATAGATTTCTAACTCTTGTGTGAGTTGATCTAGTTTTTCTTGTAGGTAAGTACATCGAGCCTTAAACTCAATCTCTCCGAGTGTTTTGCCACTCAATTGCTTGTTTAGTTCAGCAATCATAGCAAGTAAGATATTTTCGTTCATTTTTTCCTCTCTATTTAAAGCCATATTTATTGATGAGATTTGATTTTATATGATTTTGAACAGCTCCGTTTTTCAGGTCCCAACCATAACGAGCGAGAACACCAAAACAAGTTAAGATATCCCATAGATAGCCTCCTACATTTTGTGATCCTTTTCCAATAAATAGATCATCTATATAAGCTTTGCTAAAATGTTTATCGCCACGCCCTAAATTATGTTTAACGCCTTTTTCATTCATTGGAATCAAATAGCTATTTCCATCTTTAGTGTTATTGTGAATAATCCAAGGACTTCTATACTGACCATTTGCATAGAATATGATTCGATCACCAACAAGTTCGTACAAAGATTCTTTTACATTATTCTTCGCTCCTGACCACAAGCGCATCCCAGCAAATGTTTCATTTTCTGTATTTTCAGTTTTGTCTTGATTTGTTCCTATGACGATTCTGGCAGCCTTATTGTCTCTTAGATACTCGCCAATAAGACCAACTTGGTTAAATTTGATAAATTGAGATGAACTTGTATCGTCAATTCTTCGAATTGTGCCAGTATTTGAAAAAAGATTTAGTGTACCATTGTCTAAATTAAAGACAGTTGAACCGTTATTTGCACTCAACCTACCCCCTTTAATGTGTTCTGCAGAAAAATCAATTGAAGCGAGTTGGGTGATAAATGCTTTCTGCGATGTAAGCTCTTTGATGAATGCTTGGTTTGATACAAGCTTGTTAATCATGGCAGAGTCTACTAGTAGCTTGTCCGCTGTCACTGCATTACTAGCAAGAATCTGAGTTGTTACTGATCCTGCTTCGAAATTCCCTGTTTTGAGCTTGTCTACCATTGCAGATTTGATCACTGCATTATCAATTAATGTATCACCAGTAATATGAGTAGCCCTACCAGTGATCCGATTTAACCCACTTGCTCCTAAATTAATGCCAGAAATTAAATCTCCTGCGCTGTTTAAATTTTGGATAGCATACGATCCAGCAAGCTGTGTGACTTGAGTCCTTGTCGCTTCTGCAGATTGTTGGGCCTGTCTAGCCTGCTCTGCAACTTGGATAGCCTTAGTTTGAGCGCTTTCTGCTAGTTCTTTAGCTTCTTTTGTCTGTTTGTAAGCGTCATCAAATTGACTTGGCTTGTAAGGCCCTGTGTTTGACCCACGGACAAGGATTGGCTCTTTAAATTCGATCCATCCATTCTTGGCCAAATAGATATAAAATGGATAGTTTGCGTCTTCGCCAAAAGCAAAATCTTCTTGGACGGTAAAAGTTTTCTGGAATTCCTGCCATTGGTTCAATGGTGGCCTATTCTTACCGATATCAGATGCAAGCAAGATCTTATTTAGACCGTGATTTTTTATGTTAAAAGCAAAAGAACTGTCTGGGTATTCTCTGATACGATATTTAAATCCTAGCGTGTATGTTTCGCCATGATAGATTTTTTTTACGTAAATCGGGAGAGAGAAACCAGACCAATTATAACCAGTAAGGCCCTGCGCCTTGATTGTAAAAATGCCATCACTAACAGATACGCTTGCTTTTGGATTGTTATTCCCAACAAGCGTATTGGTTGACATCGTCATGGAATTAACAATCAAGTTGTTATCATCTGTAACGTATTTACCTACTTCTGTTTGAAATATCTCGCTAGACATAACAAGCCGTGATAGTTTGTTTGGTGCACCTTCTTCTGTTGTACCTAAAATGCGTTCAAACATTTTAGTAGATTCTCTGACTGCATTATAATTTGTAACTTGCACTTCGATTTGACGTGTGTTGGCAGCCACTTGAGAGTTAGTATTCGCTAAATCTCGATTTGTAGTTTCCAAGTTTCTATTAGTCCGATCGATTCGATTGTTTGCTTGGTCAACTTCCCGATTAATCGAAAGCAATTCATTGTTAGCATTGTTTGCAACCGATTGAGCAACAGCGATATCGTTTTTAGCTTGATTCAGACCGTTATTTACTTCTCTAATACGATTGTTAGCTTGAGAGATCTTTTGATTCACTTGATCTTCAATTTGCACAATTTTTTTGGTTACTTCACCAGAAATTTTGCTGTAAATTGCAGTCCCGTTGTCTGATTCGATAAAAGTTTGGTTTATTTTATCGCTCAGATCCTTACTTTTTAAAATCTCGTCTTTGAGTTTTGACGAAATGCTCTCCATACTTGGAAATGTTCCAGCCTTGCTCAAAGCCTCTTCTGCTTTTGCTTTCGCTTTTTCAATTTCCAAATCAGTCGATTGTTTAAATCCTGATATCTTCTGGTCAATCGTGCCAGATATTTCCTGCTTTACTTTCTCAGCCTTGTTTTTAGCATCTTCAATACCATTATCCATATCAAGACGCATCACACGCATTTTTTCAGCGATTTCTGCGTTCTTGTTGTCAATCATTTCTTGGACTTTTTGATTATAGGCCTCTTGTTCTTCAGATAGCTCTCTAACTGCTTCCTTAATTGCATTGAGAGAGCTGCTTTGCGATCGGCTCTTTAGAGTCTCATAATCACCGAGTTCAACTTCTGACTGGTCAAAATTGAGTTTGTCAATCTCAATTGAGAAGATACGGGCTTCAAAAGATAACTTCGCAGAATCTTTGACGAATGCGACACGATCCCCAAGCCAAATGTCATCTCGTAGATCCAAGATACGTGCCTTGTATTTACGAATAGGATTGTTGAGTCTCAAGAGTTCTTGATATGTCGCTTGAAGTAGGACTTCTTTGTCTTCAATTTCTTCATCGACAAATACACCCCAGCGATGCTTCAACTCGCCATTCTGATAAAGCCCCTTGTTTTCAATATCGTCATTCAAAACGATGTAGTTTTGTCCAGCGGGCTTATCGATAGGCTTGCCACTTGCTTTCGTCCAGACGATGTCAGTGAATTCAATTCTTCGACCATATCCACCAGTGGCATTACCTTCTGAATCGGTTGACTCCTCACCTTTACCACGACCGATCAGAGCAGTGACGACATTGTCAGAGTCTTCTTCCATCGTGACTTCAAGAGCATTGTTTCCGTACTCGAATTGCACCCCAGAGTACGAGCCTTGCCGATGATACAAATCGATGTAGCGGTTGATGATCTTATTCTCTACAAACTCATAACGTACACGAAATTCGCAGTTAAAAGCCTCGATAATCTTCACAAGAGCTTCACGAGGGCTTATGTAATAGAAGTTGGTCTTATTTACTTTGGTAAGGCCTTCCCTTTCACCTAATTGATAGCCTGTACCTTCTAATGCTACGTTCAAAGCTTGGTCAGCAGTAACGTTTTGCAGTCGCTTGTCTTTGATAATTCGGACCGTCCGAAGGTCACTCTCTGCACGGTCAAGACCTTTCACAACATAGTTGTCGCTCATGGTCACTTCATAGGCTTTAAACACCCCAAATTGACGACCACGCACAAAGAAACCAAAGAAACGCATCTGTTCGATAATTTCTTTATCAATCG